GAAATCGTTACGTCGTCTGACTCTCAAGTTGGTTCGATCGGTGTTTTGATTCAGTTGTACAACGACAGTAAGTACCTTGAGAAGATTGGTTACGAACGCACATTCATTACTGCCGGTAAGGACAAAGTTCCTTTCGACAAAGATGGTGCTTTCACTAAATCGTTTATCGACAAGCTGCAAGAGCAAGTTGACACACTGTACGAAGGATTTACGTCTCACGTTGCTGCTAAGCGGAAGATTGATATCTCTGCTGTAAAAGGTACTGAGGCTAACGTCTTCATGGCTGATAAGGCCATTGCTTTGGGTCTGGCTGATAAGACAATGACTCCTGAAGAGTTCAGCCATTATTTGGTTGACTTTGCAACTACTAACAAGGGGAACTCTGTGAATCCACTCAAGAGTGTTTTGAAAATGAACTTTAAACAAGAAGGAGCTGACATGAACGCTGCTGAACTTACTGATGCTCTGGCTAAGGCAACTGCCAAGCTGGAATCTGAAACCGCAGCCCGTGCTGCTGCTGATACTCAACTGGCCAGTGCCGTTGCCCAAGTTGGTGTTCTGACTGCACAGCTGGATGAAGTAAAACAAGCTCTTGCATCTATCAAGGATGCTGAAGCTGCTGCTCAACTGGAAAGCCGTCAAGCTGTTCTGAAAGAGCTTCTGCCTGCTGATCAAGTCGAAGCCAAGCTGGCATCGTATGGTTCTCTGGACCAAGCCACTTTTGACTTTATTGCAGGTGAACTGCGAGCCGCTAAAGAAGCACGTGCTGCAAGTTTCAAACCGCATGGTGAGAATGGTGCGGAAGAAGAATCGGATGAAGCGGAAGCTTCGGAAGACACCTCGTACCAAGCTCTGCTCGCTGCTGGTGTTGCCGCTGCTAAAGCAGTTGCACGATAAGATTATTCACAACTAGAGGATACCGAGAATGGCTTTCCAAAACATGACTTTCCTGAAGAACCTCAGCGATCTGCTGATTGGTCACTACATCAACAACTACAACAACGACGACGCAAACATTACCCCGCTTGCTGCTAACGGTAAAGTGCTGCTTGGTTCGATTGCTTTCCGTGCTAAGGGTCTGGGTAAAGCCGCTCCTTGGACCGTACTGGCTGATGCTGCCGACGTTGTTGCAACCAACGAGTTCGCTGTGATTCTGGGTGATGGCTATGGCTACAAGCAAGACTTCGTACTTGCCCCGATTGCGGCTGGTCGATTCAACGCAGTCGTGGTTAAACGTGGTCCTGCTGAGTTCAAAGAGTTCTACATCAAAGAACAGTATGCCACCAAGCTGGGTGCTGCTCCTTACGACGTACTGAAGCAGCTGATGGCTGATCAGGGTCTGGTAGTACTGAACGATGTTTCGGACTACAAGCACACCATCTAAGCATCACCCAATAGGGGCTTCGGCCCCTTATTCAAACAAACAAAGGAGTTATACATGAGCATTCAGATTCTTGATAAAAATCGTTCCCGTCTGGAACAGGGCAAATACGTTGAACTGACCGACATGCTGGTTGAACTGCCTCGTCAGATTTCGATCATCGACCAACTGGGTCTGTTCGAAGAGAAGTATGTTTCGCTGAAGAAAATCGAGATCCAACGCACCCAGTACAGCAACCACCTGCTGAAAGATAAAAACTGGGATGCAAAAGCAGACACCATGGTTGCTAAGCCAGTAAAAGGCTTCATCCAAATGTCGATCCCGAACTTCGAACTGGAAGACGCTATCAAGCCACACGACATCGACGGCGTTGCTTCGGTTGACTCGATCATGGAAGCTGCTATGCTGGCAACCGTGATGGATGTACGTCTTGAGAAGCTTTCGGCTATCAAAGCAACCTTCGGCCTGACCGAAGAAGTAGCTCGTATGCAGCTGCTGATGAAAGGTACCGCCTATGCTCCAAACGGTACTCTGGCTACCTCGTATGGTGATACCATCGACTACTACCAAGAGATGGGTGTAACCCGTCAGACCCATGACATCAACATCACTGGCTCGAACGATCCTCGTATCGCTTGCTCCCAGCTGATCCGTAAGATGCGTATGGCTCTGCGTAATACCCCAACCCGTGGTAACTACCGTGCTATCGTTATCCTGTGCGGTACCACTTTCTTCGACACCCTGTACACCAACCCGTTCATCACTGAAGCGGTCAAGTACTTCCAACAGGATCTGAACAAGCTCCTGCTGAAAACCCCTGACACCGCTGCTGGCTACGACGCCAACTTCCGCACCGTAACTCTGTGGGGTCTGACCTTCATCGACGCTGGTACCGGTGGTTACGACGACGCTGACGGTAACTTCGTACAGTGGATTGAAGATGACAAGGGTGTTGCTATCCCTCTGGGTATCCCGGGTATGTTCAAAACCTACTTCGCCCCGGCTAACACCTTCAAGGCGATCAACAAGGTTTCGAAAGGTGAGTACTACTTCGAGCGCCTGAACGATGAAGATAACCTGATTCAGATGAAGGTCCAAAAGAACTTCCTGAACGTGCTGCTGTACCCAGCTGCAATCTTCGACATCACCTTCTCCTAATACGAGAAGTGTTCCCAAGGGGTCGGCTTAGGCCGGCCCTTTGTTGTATCTGAGGAGAACAAAATGACAGATGATGAAAAGATCAGTCTGATTGCACTTATCCTTGGTGACATCCCCGGTGGTCCGTATTACCCGATGTTTACTGAGGCACAGTATAAGCAATTTCTAGCTGCTGCCAGAGGTGATGTTAGCCGAGCAACTGTATTTGCTGCAATCTCAGCTGGTTACATGGTTGCCGGTGAATCCAGTCGAGAGGTTATCGGTGAGTTGCAAATCTCGCAATCGACATCAACCAATTACCTGAAGCTGCTTGATTACCTGATTGCTGAAGTTGGTAAGGTTCCACCTCCTAACCTTATGCCGTGGTTTGCAGGTGCTGATAGTTGTTCTCAGAATAAGCTATTGACCTTCTCTCGTTGTGACCCAGCATGGATTGCTTACAACACATTCCGACCATTTGGTACCACCCAAGGAGTTCTTGAGAGTGCATGCTCAGGAGGTTGCTAATGGGCTTTCACGACCGAATGAGAAATATGGTCATCAGGCAATTGGGTGTTGGTGGTCGAGGTAAAGGCGTCGATGTATTACTGGACAAGACTACCCCGGGTGTTTATAACCCAAAAACTGGTAAGGTTGAAGGGGCTACCACTGTAACGCTTGTTGGATCTGGTGTCAGAGTTAATTACAAAGACACAGCCTACAAAAGTGAAGTTATCGTCTATGGTGACTTCCAGATTTACTTGTCTCCTGTATTGCAGGACGGGACAGAGTGTCCAAAACCTCGCCCGGGTGATACCGTCATAATTCAAAGTGAGATTGTCAAGGTGATCGCAGTATCACCATTCAATGATAACAGTGCCAATTGCGGATGGAAATTGCAGGTGCGAAATGGATAATTTCATGGATGTTATCAATGAGTGGGTAGAGAAAGTAGATCGTGATATTGACAGAGTGCTTCAAACAGTGGTACTATTAGTTGGTCGGAGTGTTGTAACTTTGTCTCCAGTCGATACCGGTAGATTCAAAGGTAACTGGCAGATGAGTATCGACGAAACGATAGACAACAGTCTTGTCCGATATGACCCAGAAGGGACTCAGACTCTCAACGACATGGCACGTGTCGCCAACAGGTTCACAGCCGGTCAAATGGCTTACATCCAGAACCACGTGCTTTATGGTACCGACCTTGAATTAGGTTTGTACAACGGTCCAACCGCAAAGGTTACCGATGATGGTTTTAGCCGACAAGCTCCCGCTGGTATGGTTTCCGTCACAGAGGCTAAGTTCCTTTCGATTGTAAATGAGGCTGTGAAGCTCACAATCTAAGGAGACCAAATGAGCCATGATAGGATTAAACGAATCCTTGATGGTGTGATCTTCGATTTCGAAGCTGGATCACCAGCCGATAAAAAGTTTCATATCGTATACGCTGGGATTGACGACGGTCACAACGAGACAGACCCTTACGTCCGTTTGAGTTGTCTTCCTGTTGAAACGAATGATGAAACTTTGGATGGTGATATCACACTGTTCCATGGGATTTACAATGTGGACATATTCAGCCCTTGGGGACTTGGCCACGACACATCACTGAACGCTGAGTTGGCTGACAGGTTCTTCAAACTGTTGAGAGTCAACAAGATGTTCCATGAATATGATGACAGCGGTAACATCGTATTCAGTACGCAAGTTACAAAGCCACTACACACAAAGCCAAGTCGCAGGGCTGTTGATGCTACTGCTTGGTGGGTGACTCCTTGTTCTATTGAATACAAATCGTATGTCTCAACTCCACCACCAAAAGAGGATTAATAAATATGGCATTCCGTCTTCCTAACGGTTCCACTTTCGACTTTGCTGAGGAATACAGCGCCCCGGTCGTGGTAACCGCAATTAGCAACGCTAACCCAGCTGTTGTTTCCGCTGCTGGTCATACCTTCGTAGAGGGTGATATCATTGTTCTGCAAACCGGCTGGCTGAAGCTGTCGGGTCGAGGCTTCAAAGTTGGTACTGTTGCCTCTGGTACTTTTGAACTGGTTGGTGTTGATACCACTTCCACCCAGCGTTACCCAACTGGTTCTTCGGCTGGTTCGGCAAAGTCGGTTGAGAAATGGGTTAACATTCCACAGATCACCGAAGTAGCTTCGTCTGGTGGTGAGCAGCAGTTCTACCAGTTCGGCTTCCTCGAAGAAGACGAAGACCGTCAAATCCCAACCACCAAGTCTCCATCGACTCTGACCCTGACTGTAGCTGACGACCCGGATCAGCCTTTCGTGCCAGTTGTTGAAGCTGCTGACGAACTGAAAGAAGAACGTCTGCAACGTCTGAACTTGGTCAACGGTGACATCGTACTGTACAACTCGATTGCATCGATTTCCAACACCCCATCGCTGACTCGTAACCAGCTGATGGTGCGGACCATTACTCTGGCTCAACAAGGACGAGTTACTAGGTATAAAAAAAGTGCATAAGTAACGCACGCAAGTGCCAATTCGCCCTTGCCGTAATGGCAGGGGCTTTTTTGTTTCTATAGGAGATATATGATATGGCTAAGTCTTTTAAACTGCAAGTCAAACCAACCTTCAAATCCGTAGTAGAGATTCCGATTGTTGGTTCCACCCCAATGAAGACCACTTTCACCTTCAAGACCTTCGACCGTCATGGGCTGGCAAAGGTTATTGATAAATGGGCTGAAGAGGGTCAAGCAATGATTGCTGAGATGCGAGAGGATGCCGTCAATGACAATCCATGGTCTCTTGAGAAACTGACTTCCCGGGAAGTTGAACTGCAAGCCAAGCAGGTGAAGGACATTGTTCTCGGTTGGGGCTTTGATGACGAGTTCAATGATGAGAACATTGAAGCGCTCGTGTCGATCTCTGTATCTGTAACTGATGCGATTGTCCAGCAGTATCACAGTGCTTATGATCAGGCTCGCAAGGGAAACTGATTAAGGCTGCTCACGAACTTTATGTGAAAGAGACCACTCAACACCAAGCTGGTTTGTTCGGTCTCGATCTAGAAGAAGTTCCAAATGAAGATGTCCTTATCTGGGATTGCAATTGGAACGCCTTCACGCTGTTTGAGACTTTGACTACTCAATGGCGTACTGGTGGTATGGGCAGCCCCACTGGTTTAGATTACAGCGTTATCCCAGCTACAGGTAAGATGTTAGGGTTCAACAAAAAAGAAATTGCTGCGTTGTTCCCAGACCTTAGAGTGATGGAGAACGAAGCACTCATCACTATGGGAGAAAACCAAAAAGATGTCGACAATCGCTGAACTGCAAATTAAGGTTAACGCCCAAGAAGCACGTGCTGGTAAGGAAGAACTTTACGGATTGGCAGATGCTGCCCAGAAGGCAAATGATGCGATTAGTAAAGGTGGTTCTCGACCAAGCGTAGTTCCACAGGGTGAGCCAAAGAAGGTAGCAGACCTCTCTGCTGCCATTGATACTCAAACTCGTAAACTTCAGAACCTCGCAGATGCTCGTAAGCAACTCGACAACACTGGTATGAAGTCTACTAACCCTCAAGAATACACTCGACTCAACAACATCATTGATGCTAACATTGCTCTGGTTCAACGTCAGGGTAATGCTGTTGAGCGACTGAGTGAGGTGCGGTACCGAGATCAAAATCGGTATGAGAAACAAATACAAGCCGAGTTAGCTGCTCAGGAACGTTTGGTACGAGCCACTGAACGTCAAGAGAACGTTGTAACCAACGCAACAGCCCGGCAGGCACGACAGATTGAACAGACCATCAACGGTCTGGATCGTCAAATCAAAGCACAGAATGAATACAACCGAGCCATGGAAGTATTGGACCGCACTCGTGCGTTGTCTGGTATGGCTGGTCCGGGTGGTAATCAGATGTCAGGTGCTGAGTATGAACATCTTGCTAAACAGGCCGCTGCACAGCGTGATGCTGCTTTGGCTGTACAGGATAACGCCCGTGAAGTAGAGCGGGCTAAAAGCAAGATGGACACCTATGTGGCAACACTTGGTAAAGCTGAGCGTGCTGAGGTAGAATACGCCCGGGCAACGGATGTGATGACTGAAGCACTTCGTCTTGGTCTGGTCACACAGACTCAATTTGATGCTCGCATCAGTGAGTTTGCCGCTGCTCGTGATAAGTCGATTGCTGCTGCTAATAGCAATGCTGCTGCTGAAGAACGTCTGGAGCGACAGCTTCGTCAGGTAATGGGTGTATATGACCCTGTGATCCGTGCTCAGACCTCCTACGCTGCTGCTGTGAGGGTTTTGTCCGATGGTCTACAGAATGGTATCATTTCTGCCGATCAATTCAACAAGGCCCTTACAGAGCAGGTAGCAGCACTCGATGCTGTGAAGAATGCCAGCACTGGTCAAGGGAAGATCTCGTCCGAGTATGACCAAGCTCTTAACGCAGTTCTTCCGTATCGCACAGAATTGAAGAACTTGGAGCTTCAGCAACAGCGTCTCGATGCAGCTAAACGTGCAGGTAAGATCACCACTGCTCAACAAGTCAAAGACTATGATGATGCGACAGCAGCCATTAAACGTCAAACTGCTGAGTACCGGAAACGGATTGAAGAAGGTAACAACGCTGGCATTTCCTTCAAGCAGGAACAAGCAGCCCTTCGTGGTATGCCTGCTCAGATTACTGACATCGTGGTTTCGTTGCAAGGGGGTCAAGCACCTCTGACTGTATTGCTTCAACAGGGTGGTCAGATCAAAGATATGTTTGGTGGTATTGGTCCAGCTATCTCTGGTATGGCTCGTGCTGTTGCAGCAATGATCACACCATTGAGTGTTGGTCTTACCGTGTTGGGTGCCTTTGGTCTTGCTGCTTATCAAGGTAGTGAAGAAATCGTGGCGTTTAACCGTGCAACCATTCAGATGAAAAACGCATCTGGTGCGACTGTCAATGATTTGTACAGACTGACCAACCAGCTTGATGATGTTACAGACACTTCTGGTAAAGCTGGTGCAGCACTCCTTGCAATGCAGTCGAGTGGTCGTATTGCTGGTGACATGTTTGGTGAAGTTGGTGCTGCTGTGATTCAGTGGTCTCGGGCAACTGGTACCTCTGTGAAGGATGTGGTCGATGACTTTGCATCCATCGGTAAAGATCCAGTAGAGGCAGCTCTGAGACTTGATGAAACATATAAATTCCTGACTTCATCGGTTCTGGCACAGGCTGACGCTCTGGTTAGACAGGGTAAGGAACAAGAAGCTGTTAAGTTGATTCAAGGTGAAATGGCGTCTGCTGCAAAAGATACAGCTGATGAGATAATTGAGCAAGCTGGTTTCATTGAGCGTGCTTGGCATGGTGTTACAAATGCCATTAACGCAACGTGGACAGCTATGAAGAACGTTGGTAGTACTCGACCGGAAGCTGAACGTCTTGCAAAGCTTCAAGCTGATCAAGCCGCAATCATTAAGAACTGGTACGATGGTGATGAAGAGAAAGCTCAGTCGGATCGTCGGTATCAGGCAAACAAAAGCAATATTGAAGCCCTTGAGGCCTCTATTAAGAAGACTCAGGAAGCTGCGGCTGCTGAAGGTGCTGCTAACCGGGAACGTGAAAAGAGTGCTCAGTTCATTGGTAAGCTTGCGTCTAACTACACAGCCAACGTTTCAGCAATCGATAAGGTACAAGGTGCCCAAGAGAAGCTGAACGAGACTGAGCGTAAGATTGCAGCGTTCCGTGAACGTCAATCCAAGGCTGGTGTGCAAGTTACAGCAAATGAGGAGAAGTTGCTCAAGGCTGAACTGGCTGCACGCAAGCAGGAGTTAGAGGACGCGAAAGAGTCTGAGGCTCGCAAGAACAAGCCGAAAGGTGGACTTGACAGCACCAACCTGCAAGAAGTAAAGTCTGCAACTGGAGCACTGCTTCAAGAGTATGACCGTTACTACAAGCAGATGGACGCTCTGGGTAAAGCCAACGTTGTATCTGAGGAAGCTGTGTATCACGCTCAGATGGCAATCTTGCAAGCACAGGGTAAAGCTTTAGAAGGTTCTTACAATAATCAGATTTCTGAAATCGAAAAGCTTCAGAACAAGAAAGGTGTTACTGCACAGCAGTCCATCTCTCTTGAGAACCAGATGACTAAAGCTGAAGCGGCTCGCACTAAGGCTCTGGAAGATAACCAGTCCAAGCAGGAACAGTTGACCATCAAGTTCCAAGGTGACATGAAGAAACGTGAGGATTCCATTCGAGCGTATACTCAGGCACTGGAAGAGCAAGTTCGTGCTGTGCGAGAACAGGGAGACCGTGCTGTAACAAACATCGGTCGTGGTGATCGTCAGGGAGCATTAAGTGATCGTCTGTTTGATGCTGATCGTGACTACGCTAAACAGCAGCGTAGGCTTGCTGAACAGCTTGCTTCGAATGAGATTGGTCCAGAGGAACATGCTCGGAAGTTGAAGGAGTTGCAAAACTCTCACGATGAGATGACGGATGCTATCCTTGAGAACGATCAGAAGATTCAAGATGCAAACTTTGATTGGACCAATGGATTTACCAAAGCTGTAGAGAATGCTCAAGATGCGGGTATGAACTTTGCATCCAGTGTAAACACAGCACTGAGTGGAGCGTTCAATTCTGCTGGTGCAGCACTTGGTGAATTCGTCACTACTGGTAAGTTCCAGTTTAAGGACTTTGCTTCTAGTATCATCAGTGACATGGCCAAGATCGCAGCACAACAAGCAGCAATGGGTATCCTCGGTGCCATTTTTGGTGGTTTCACTGGTGGATTTGCGTCTGGTGGTGCATCTAGCTTGGGTAGTACAGCTTCTGGTTATGGTCCTGAGTATTTCCCTAACCTTGCACGGAATGCGAAGGGTGGAGCGTACAGTGGCCCAGTATCTCGATTCGCCAAAGGCGATGTACTAACCAACTCAATTGTAACAACCCCTACAAGGTTTGCAATTGGTGGTGTTAACCCGGGTGTTGGTGAAGCTGGCGAAGGTGGTCGTCCTGAAGCAATCATGCCATTGCAGAGAACCCGTAACGGTGATCTGGGTGTCAAGGTTGAAGGTATGGGTGGTAACTCTGCACCAGTTGTCCACGTTGAGGTGAACATCATGGATGGTAACGCTAAGTCGTCGTCTAGTGACAGCAACTATGATCAGTTTGGTCAACAGTTGGGTCAGTACATCATCCAGCAGGTTTATACGGTAATCAACAAGGAAACCCGTCCGGGTGGATCGTTGAAAGCCAACGACAAGCGATAACACATTCTATTGACAAATGCAAGTGCATCATAGTAGAATGTTTTCAACTGGGTAGACAACAGTCTCCCCTTTTCTATTTGTGGAGAATAAACATGGCAACTGAGAAGTTTACGTGGAGAATTGAAAAAGCTGTATCCATGCCAGCTAAGTATAGAACTATTCGAGCACAATTTGGCGATGGGTATGAGCAGGTTTCCGCTGATGGTATCAACACTAAAGAAGAGCAATATGTGGTGAGAATCACAGCGAAGAACGATGCTGAAGCAAAGGTGATCATGGCCTTCTTTGATAGGCACAATGGTACTAGATCCTTTGCTTGGACGCCACCGCTTGGAAGCTTATCATTATTCACATGCATTGATCCAGATCCCCAACATGAGGGTGGTGGCGTGTGGGTAATCAATGCGACATTCAAGCGAGCGTTCTCTAACATTACAATCTAAGGAGGACTTATGGCATTAGTCCCTATCACTGAAACAATTCAGAGTTTGGAACCGGGAAGTAAAGTTCGGTTGATCGAAGTGGATGCAACTGGTTTTGGTGGCACCGTACTACGCTTCCACAACTACAACGTTCCACACACACCAGCTGAGATCGAAGCAGCTGTAGCCAATGGTACGGATTTGGCACCAAAGCCAATCTTCTGGCAGGGTAACCAATATGATGCTTGGCCATATACGTTCGATGGCATTGAGTGGGATGGTACTGGTCAATCCCCACAACCAACATTGGAAGTTGCTAATATCGACGGTAGTATTTCCAACCTATGTAGTCTGCTGAAGAACTTGTATGGTGCTAAGGTTACCGAGCATATCACATTCCGTCAATACCTTCCAGATGGTGATGATCCCGATCCTAGCATGGAGTTCAAGCAACTGTGGTTCATTACTCGTAAGAGTGGTGAGAACCAGACATCTGTGACATTCGAATTGTCGTCGCCAGCAGATTTCGCTGGTCAGAAATGCCCTCGTCGCCAGATTCACTCTCTTTGCCACTGGGCACTGAATGGTGGATATCGTGGTCCTGACTGTGGGTACACAGGAACTAACTATTTTACGGATAAAGATGTCCCAACCAGTAACCCCGTAGAGGATGTGTGTGCTGGGCTTGGTAAGAGTTGCAGGCTTCGATTTGGTGAGGACGAACCTCTACCATTCGGTGGATTCATTGCAAGTACGGCTATCAACTAAGGAGATAATATGAAAGCCCCCAAGAAACTCAAGGCAAAAACAATCAAGCAGATCTTGAAGGATGCTGAAAATCGATACCCTCGGGAAGCTTGTGGGGTAATCGTGATTGATAAGTCTGACAACAAAACAGAGATCTACATTCCTTGTGAAAACGTAGCAACCGATCAAACACAAGAGTTTGCAATTTGCCCCGAGGAGTTCGCAAAAGCTGAAGAGATCGGAACCGTGGTAGGTATTGTTCATAGCCATCCAGATCAAACAACCCGACCAAGCCTCATGGATATTGCAGTCATGACCCGACACCGAGAGCTTGAGCTTGAAATTGATCCAGACAGTGATCCAGTCCCATGGCACATTGTCAGTTGGCCTGAAGGTGATTATAGGCAAGTGGTACCAGAAGTCAACAAGTCACTACTCGGTCGTCCATTTGTACATAATATTTGGGACTGCTGGGCAAGTTGTGAAGCTTACTATAAGAAGTATCACAATATTGAATTCCCAGCAGTAGAACGTACTGACCTGTGGTGGGAAGACAAAGACGCTGAGTCGATGTATGAGGCTAGGTATGAAGACTGGGGCTTCTATCGAGTGGAAACACCTGAGCCCGGTGACATGATTGTCATGCAGATCGGAAGAACCTATCACCCAAACCATGCTGGGATTTACCTTGGTGAGGTGACAGAGTTCGAAGGTGAAAAGCTCCACGGGTCACCATTGATGTTCCATCACCTATGGGGTCAGGAAAGTAACGTGATTGTTTATGGAGGTCAATGGAGCCAGAGAGCGAGATTGATTCTTAGGCACAAAGGAGTAAAACATGAGTGATACTAAAGTGTGTGACACTTGGATTGAAGTTAAGCCTTCTGGGTATTTGAAGAAATTTGGTAACCATAAGTTTTTCGTAAAGGATTCTGCTGAAGCTTTGAAAGCCATGTTCATGCAAGTGAAAGGTTTTGAAGAAGCCTTCAAAAGTGCTGACAAAAAGGGACTAGGTTTTGCTTTGGTAACCAATGATCGGAACGTAAATGACCTTGCTGAACTCAGAATGGGTAAACCAAAAGTATTGAAGATTGTCCCTAAATACTTTGGTCGCAAAAGTAATAGTGGTTTAGGTATGATCTTTGCAGCAGCGGCAATTGCTCTTGTTATCGCGTTCCCACCAGCTGGTTTAGCCGCAAGTGGTTGGTTGGCTGCTGGTAGTACTTCGTTGGCTATCGCCACCTCTGTTGCAATTTCCCTCGCCCTAGGTGGTATTACACAGCTGCTTGCACCACAACCACCCGGTATCAAAACTCGACAGGCTCCCGAGAACGAAGCGTCTTACGCATTTGGTGGGCCTGTTAACACAACCGCACAAGGTCAGCCAGTTCC